GGTTGAGCGCCGGATCGGCCTTGGTCTGGCTTTCGGTCACCGTCTCGGCGATCAGCCCGCGGGAGATGAGCGCGCCGGCTACCTTGGCGGCTGCGCCGCCTCGGAGCGAGCCCGGGAGCGGCAGGGCGTTGCGGTCATCGCGCTGCGCGGCGGCGCTGAGGATCACGAGCTGAGTGTCGGAAAGCTTGGTCATCTGGGGTCTCCTTGTTCGGGCTGCGACCGTCGCGAGCCTTCTACGACCCCGAGCCGCGCAGGGCGCGCGGCGGGAGTTCCGGCTGGGCCGGAGTTCACTTGGCGTGTTCGCCCTCGCGGAATGCGCTGTCGGTGATGCGCTTCAGGAGGCTGGCGTAATGTTCGAGGGTGCCGACGTTGCTCCAGTTGATCTCGTCGGGGTGGGCGTTGAAGTGGTCCTCGCTCAGCGCCTGCAGCCGGGTGAGCATCTCGTCAATCTCGGCCTTCTTGCCGATGAAGGCGTTGAGGGCGGCTTCCCTGTTCCGCTGATCCTTCTCGTCGCGGATCTGGTGGCGCGGGGTGGTGAGCGGGTTGATGCTGGTCATCATGGTGGTTTCTCGTGTCCGGTTTCAGCGTTTCTCTGAAAACCACGTTCGCTCTGTCCGGTTTGCTTATCAACTCAATAAGCACATGATTCTGAAGCATAATCATGGTTTCCAATGCAGGGCCTGAGCGAGCGCCAGTACGCCGCCCATGTCGGGCTGTCGCGGGGCGCGATCCAGAAGGCGAAGGCCACCGGCCGGTTGGTCCTGCATGCCGACGGCTCGATCGATGCGGCGGCGAGCGATGCCAGGCGTGCCGGAACCACCGATCCGTCGAAGAGCCGGCCGAAGGGCGCGGCGAAATCCGGAATGAAACCGGTGCCGGAGGCGGCGGTCTCGGCAGTGGGCGACACGCTCAAGGAACAGGGAATGAATGCGCCCGTGACGGGCGGTGGCACGACCTTCCTGCAGGCGAAGACGGCGCATGAGGTGCTGAAGGCGCAGGAGCGGCGTATCCGGCTGGCCAGGCTGAAGGGCGAGCTCGTTGACCGCGACCGCGCCACGGCGCTGGTCTTCCGGCTCGCGCGCGAGGAACGCGACGCGTGGGTCAACTGGCCGGCGCGGGTCGCCGCGCTGATGGCGGCGGAGCTGGGGGTGGAGACAGCGGCCATGCAGAAGGTTCTGGAGGCCCATGTCCGCGCCCATCTCGAGGAACTCGTCCAGCCCCGAATCGCCTTCTGACGAGGTCACGCGGTTCGACGGCGCTGAAGATCTGCTCCGGGCCTGGGGACGCGGGCTCACGCCCGATCCCTGGCTGACCGTTTCGGAATGGTCGGATGCGCATCGCTGGCTGAGCTCGCGCGCGAGCGCCGAGCCCGGCCGGTACCGGACCGGGCGCACGCCCTACATGCGCGCGATCATGGACGCGCTCTCGCCGAGCCATCCGGCGCAGCGGGTCGTGTTCATGAAGGCCGCGCAGGTGGGCGCCACGGAGGCCGGTAACAACTGGATCGGCTTCGTGGTGCATCACGCGCCGGGACCGATGCTCGCGGTCCAGCCGACGGTGGAACTGGCCAAGCGCAACTCGCGCCAGCGCATCGATCCGCTGATCGAGGAGAGCCCGGCGCTGCGGGATCGCGTCCGCCCGGCGCGGGCGCGCGACAGTGGCAACACACAGCTGTCCAAGGATTTTCCAGGCGGCGTTCTGGTGCTGACCGGCGCCAACTCGGCCGTGGGGCTGCGCTCGATGCCGGCGCGCTACGTCTTCCTCGACGAGGTGGATGCCTACCCGGCTTCGGCCGATGAGGAAGGCGACCCGGTAGGTCTTGCCGAGGCGCGCTCGCTGACCTTCGCGCATCGGCGCAAGGTGTTCCTGGTCTCGACCCCGACGATCCGCGGGGTGAGCCGGATCGAGCGGGAATACGAGGCGAGCGATCAGCGGCGGTTCTTCGTGCCGTGCCCGCATTGCGCTGCGATGCAGTGGCTGCGGTTCGAGCGGCTGCGCTGGGACAGGGGCAAGCCGGAGACCACGGCCTATCACTGCGATGCTTGCGAGAAGCCGATCGCTGAGCACCACAAGCCCGCGATGTTGGCCGCAGGCGAATGGCGGGCCACTGCCGAGCCTCGCGATGCGCGAACGGTGGGGTTTCATCTCTCGGCACTCTATTCGCCGCCGGGGTGGAAGAGCTGGGCCGATATCGCGCGCGATAAGGAGGTAGCGGCAGGCTCGGATGAGGCCGAGCGGGTGTTCCGCAACACCGTGCTCGGCGAGACCTGGATCGAGACCGGCGACGCGCCGGACTGGCAGCGGATCGCCGAGCGGCGGGAGGACTGGCCGGCCGGCACGGTCCCGGCGGGAGGGCTGTTCCTGACCGCAGGCGCCGACGTGCAGAAGGACCGGATCGAGGTCGATGTCTGGGCCTGGGGCCGCGGGCTGGAAAGCTGGCTCGTCGATCATGTTGTGATCGAAGGCGGACCGGCACACCCGGAAAGCTGGGACTCATTGACCGATCTGCTGGGCCGCATCTGGCGGCATGCGGGCGGGGCGGATCTGGGCCTTGCACGGCTTGCCATCGACACCGGGTACGAGGCGGCGGCGGTCTATGGCTGGGCGCGCTCGGCCGGCTTTACGCAGGTCGCCCCGGTCAAGGGGCTAGAAGGCTTCAACCGGTCGAGCCCGGTCTCGGGCCCGACCTTCGTGGACGCTACCGCAGGAGGGAAGCGGCTACGTCGGGGCGCGCGTCTGTGGACGGTCGCCACATCGACCTTCAAGGCCGAGACCTACCGCTTCCTGCGGCTGGGCTGGCCGACAATGGAAGAACTTGGAGACGGTGCGGCGTTCGCGCCCGGTACGGTGCATCTGCCTGGTTGGGTCGACACCGAGTGGCTCCGCCAACTGACGGCCGAGCAGCTGGTGACGGTCCGCAACCGTCGCGGCTTCGCGAAGCTCGAATGGCAGAAGCTCCGAGAGCGCAACGAGGCGCTGGACTGCCGGATCTACGCCCGCGCCGCCGCCTGGATCGCGGGCGCGGATCGCTGGTCCGAGGCGACATGGGCTGATCTGGAAGCGCAGGTCGGCGTCCCCACCGGCACGGACGCGCCTGCCGGCATGATCGGACGTCCGGCTTCCGGCGCACACGGCAAGCGTCGCTCTGACTGGCTCGGGCGGCAGGAAGGATGGTTCTAGATGGCCGATTGGACCGAAGCAGAACTCGCGGCGCTCCGGCGCGCCTATGCGAGTGGAACGACCCGGGTGAGCTATGATGGCAAGTCCGTCGAGTACGGTTCGGCCGAGGATCTGCTCGGGCGAATCCGGACCATCGAACGCTTGATTGCCGGAACAACCGAGCGCCCGATCGCAGGCTTTGCCGGCTTCTCGCGCGGAGACCGCTGATGTCGGTGTCATGGTTCGACCGGGCCATTGCGGCGGTGGCGCCGCGGGCGGCGACACGGCGCGTGCTCGCACGGCAGGCGTTCGAAGGGCTCGCTCGCTCCTACGAGGGCGCGGCCCGCGGGCGGCGCACCGATGGCTGGCATGCACCGGGCTCCTCGGCGGACGCCGAGATCGGCCGCGCGGGCGCGCTGCTCCGCGACCGGATGCGGGACCTTGTGCGCAACAACCCGCATGCCGCCAAGGCGGTCTCGGTGCTCGTCAACAACATCGTCGGCGCCGGCATCATGCCACGCGCCGCAAGTGGTGATGATGCGCTCGATCGTGAAGTCGATCGGCTGTTCGAGATCTGGGCGCAAGCCTGCGATGCCGACGGCCAGCTCGACTTCTACGGCCTTCAGACCCTCGCCTGCCGTGAGATGGTCGAGGCCGGCGAGATTCTGGTCCGCCGCCGCTCGCGACGCATCGGCGACGGCGTCATGCCGCCCGTGCAGCTGCAGCTGCTGGAGGCGGATTTCCTCGATACCACGCGCAACGGAGCGCTTGGGTCGGGCCAGGCAGTCCAGGGGGTCGAGTTCGACGCTCTTGGCCGGCGCCGCGCATACTGGCTATTCGGCGCCCATCCGGGCGATGCGATGCTCGGTCTCACGGGCGGGGTCACCAGCCGGGCGGTACCGGCATCCGAGATCGCTCATGTCTACGAGAAACAACGCACGCAGGCGCGCGGCGTGCCCTGGGGCGCACCGGTGATCCGGGCCTTGCGCGATCTCGACGACTACGAGGTGGCCGAGATCGTGCGCAAGAAGACCGAGGCCTGCGTCACCGCCATCGTTTTCGGCGAAGAGGAGGCCCAGCAGGGCATCGCGCCCGCGGTCGTCGATGTCGACGGAAACCGGGTGGAGCAGTTCGAGCCGGGACTCATCGCCTATGCCCGCGGCGGAAAGGACATCCGCTTCAACCAGCCCGCCGCTGCCGGCGGCTACGGTGAGTACAAGCGCGCCAGCCTGCACACGGTCTCGGCCGGGTTCCGCGTGCCCTACGAGCTGCTGACCGGCGATCTGTCCCAGGTGAATTATTCCTCGATCCGGGCGGGGCTCGTGGAGTTCCGACGGATGATCGATGCCGTCCAGTGGCAGATTTTCATCCCGATGTTCTGTCAGCCGGTCTGGCGCTGGTTCATCGAAGCCGCGTGGGCAGCAGGCCGCATCCCGACGCCCGACGTGTCGGTCGAATGGTCGCCGCCGAAGTTTGAGGCGGTAGATCCGCAGAAAGACGCGATGGCTGACCTGCTCGCCATCCGCTCCGGCACCATGACGCTCGCCGAGGCCATCGCCCGGAAGGGCCGCAACCCTGACGCGGTGCTGGCCGAGATCGCGGCGACGAACGCCAGGCTCGACGAACTTCGCCTCGTGCTCGACAGCGATCCGCGCCGCGTCACCAAGACCGGCAGCGCGCAAACGAATGCGCCGGCCGACACCACGACCGACCCGGACGATGCGCACGGCGACGGAGCCTGAAGAGGATTCAAACATGGAGCAGATGATCGAACTACCGGCCTTCCGCCGGTCGGCGGAGCTTGCGCCGGACAGCCTTGACCCGCACACACGCAGCGTTGAAGTGATCTGGTCGACCGGCGCACGCGTGCGCCGGGCCTCGCTTTTCGGCGAGCCGCATGACGAGGAGCTCAGCATGGCGCCCGACCATGTACGGCTCGAGCGACTGAACGCCGGCGCGCCCTTCCTCAAGGTGCACGAGGCGCACGATCTCGACGCGGTGATCGGCTCTGTCGTGCCGGGTTCGGCGCGGATCGAAAACGGCCAGGGCATCGCCCGCATCCGGCTTTCCGAGCGCAACGCCGTCGACGACATCTGGCGCGACATCGAGGCCGGGCACATCCGCGCGGTCTCCGTCGGCTATCAGGTCCACCGCTTCGAGATATCGAAACCCGACGGCCAGCGCGAACTCTGGCGGGCGGTGGACTGGACCCCGTTCGAGATCTCTGCGGTGCCGGTCGGTGCCGATCCCGCCGCCGGCTTCCGCATGCACCGCGAGTACCAGACCTGCGTCCTCCAACGCCGGGACGCCCCCATAGACCAAGGAGCATCCCCAATGACCGACAAGACCGAGACCCCGGCCGTAAAGGCTGATCAGAACAACACCACGGAAATGGCCGAGGAGACCCAGATGACTGATGACCAGACCGGCGCTGCCGAACCGAAGGTCCGCGCAAGCGACACACAGACCCGCGCGGCTGAGACCAAGCCTGGCGCGACGAAGCCCGCAACCGGCCTGGCGGCCGAGGATCGCAGCCGGAGCGTTGACACCGATGCTCTGGTCAGCGAGGCACGTGTGCAGGAGCGCGAGCGCGTCTCCACGATCCATGGCCTGGTCGACAAGCTCCAGCTCGAACGCGGCTTCGCCGACGACCTGATCAGACGCGGTGTTTCCATCAACGAGGCGCGCCGGCTGATCCTCGACCAGGTCGCTTTGAAGTCGGACGAGACCCGGACCTTCCCCCATGTCTCGATCCCGCTCGGCGGGCGCGACGCGACGGTCACCCGCCGCGAGGCCGTCGCCAATGCGCTGCTGCACCGCTACAGCCCGACGCTCTTCCCGCTCGAGGACGCGGCACGCGAGTATCGCGGCATGACGCTGATGGAGCTCGCCCGCGAAAGTCTTGAGACGACGGGTGCCAGCACTCGCGGCCTCTCTCGCGACGAGGTGGCGACCCGCGCGCTGCACTCGACCTCGGACTTCCCCGAGATCCTCGCGGCGGTCACCAACAAGACGCTCCGCCAGGCCTACGAGGCCTACCCGCGAACCTTCCCGCTCTTCTGCCGCCAGGTACTCGCCACCGACTTCAAGGCGATGCATCGGGTCCAGCTGGGCGAGGCGCCGCAGCTCCTCAAGGTCGGCGAGAGTGGAGAGTTCAAGCGCGGCACCCTCGGCGAGAGCAAGGAGAGCTACCGCATCGAGACCTATGGGCGCGTGGTCGCCATCACCCGACAGGTACTGATCAACGACGATCTCGACGCCTTCACCCGGATTCCGGCGATGTACGGCAACTCGATCGCCCAGCTCGAAAGCGACGTGGTCTGGGACATCGTCACATCGAATCCGGCCATGGCGGACGGAACGGCGCTCTTCCATGCCAATCATAAGAACTTTGCCGGCACTGGCGGAGCGCTCGGGGTGGACAGCGTGGGCGCGGCGCGCGCGGCGATGCGCAAGCAGACCGGGCTAGACAGGAAGACGGTGCTCAACATCCGCCCCGCCTTCCTGATCGTGCCAGCCGCGCTGGAGCTGAAGGCCGAGCAGCTGGTGGCCCAGAACATCGTTCCCGCCGAGAGCGGCAACGTGGTACCGCAATCGATCCGCACGCTTTCGCCCATCGCCGAGCCGCGTCTCGATGCGGCCAGCGAGACGGCCTGGTATCTGGCGGCCAGTCCGAGCCAGATCGACACGATCGAGTACGCCTATCTCGAAGGCCAGCAGGGCGCCTACATCGAGACTCGCAACGGTTTCGACGTCGACGGGGTAGAGATCAAGTGCCGCCTTGACTTCGGTGCCAAGGCCATCGACTGGCGTGGCCTCTACAAGAATCCTGGCGCGTAAGCCTGTTTAGAACAGGCCAGACAGATCGCGGCGACCGTGCACGGCCCGAACGATCTCCACCCCGACATCGGTGGTTCGGTAGAGCAGAAGGTATGGCGCGCTGACCAGATAGCGCAGGCCTGGGCGGATGTCGTCGCGGGCCGCGCCCATCTCAGGGTGTTCGGCAAGGCGGGCGGCCGTTTCGTTCAGCCGATCAAGGAGCCGGTCGGCAGCCTGCGGATCATCCTCGGCGACGTGCATCCATATCTCGATCAGGTCCTCGCGGGCCCGTCGGGTGAAGGAGATCCGTGCCATGGACGATCAGACAAGGGTTTTGCGGCGGCGTGCCTCGACCTTGATGTCGTCCATGGTCGTATTGGGCTCATCAGGACCGCTGGCGATGCCCTCGTCCCACATTCGGCCCAGGAGGCGGCGGGTCTTCCACTCGCGGAGTGCTTCCCGGACGACCTCGCTGGACGAGGCGTAATCGCCACTCTTCACAGCGTCCTGCAGAAGCCTGGCGTGCTCGTCGGTGAGGGAAACGCTGATCTTTTCGGTCATCTTCCAGATCCTCCCGCCCCAAAAGTAGGAAATATTCGTACCATCTGCAAGCTCGCAAAAGGAGTAACACATGCGCAACTATGTCCAGCCCGGCAACACGATCACCCTGACGGCACCTTATGATGTCATGTCCGGTGACGGCCTGCTCGTCGGCTCCATTTTCGGTATTGCCGCCGGGAATGCCGCCAATGGCGAGAGTGTTGAGGCCAGTCTCGTCGGCATCTTCGATCTGGCGAAGACGGCCTCGCAGGCTTGGTCGACCGGTGACAAGGTCTATTGGGACAATACCACCAAGGTGGTCACCAAGACTGCGACCTCCAACACGCTGATCGGCGCCGCGGTCGAGGCCGTCGGCGGTGGCGCATCGGATACTGTCGGACGGGTGCGCCTCAATGGCAGCTTCTGATGTCGGCGATCCGATGATGGGAATATTCCGCGAAGGTTGTGCCGGATGAGTGTCGGCACGGGAGGTGGTTCCTGGGATTCGATGCTGGCCACGATCCATTCGGACCCGTTCATGGCCGTGGATGTCCGGGTTCGCTTGGCGGCCGGCGGCGATCCCATCCCCTGCCGCATGGCCTGGATGACAGGCGATGCGGCGATCCCCCTGATGCAGACCGGCACCGGCAGCACGACGCGGATCGGCGAGATCCGCGTGGCGGTCCTGCCGTCGGTCGATGAAGGTGACCTGGTCGATCTTCTGGACGCCAATGGGGGTGTGGATGAGACGCTGCGGGTCGACATGGCGGCGCGGCCGGAGGCGGACCGGCTGCTGTGGCGGCTCTGGCTTGTACCTGCCCCGGATGAGGAGGCGTAGGCCATGCCGGAGATGACAGTCCGCGAGCGATGCCTCGATGCCCTGCACCAGCAGCTGCTGGCCAGCCTGGCGCCGCAGGGCATCAGTGTCACACGCAACCGCCGCCGCCGGCCCGACCGGAAGTCGATGCCGGCCGTCATCCTGATCGATGGCGGGCATGAGCCGGATATCGAGGGCCGCGCCACGCATTTCTGGCCCTTCCGACTTACCGCCTATCTGGAGGGTCATGTCGCGGCCGGACGGGACGAGGATCTGGGTACGGCGGCCAGCACTCTCTACGGCCAGACACTGGCGGCGGCACTGGCCGATACGACGCTCGGCAATCTTACGGTCGATATCGAGGAGGCCGGCTTCGCGCAGGAGCTGGTGCGTGAAGAAGGCACGGAGGCAGGCATCGTCTTCGCGCTCAATCTGACCATCACCTACGCGACCGATGACGGCGATCCTTACGAACCAGCGCCTAACTGACGATTCGCGCGGTGCCCGACCACAGGGAACAGGGCCACCCGCCAACCCGCCGCGCCCCGCGCGGTTTTTTCATGGAGGTTCAGATGACCATTCCGACCTTCCGCCGGGCCGCCGTGCCGGGCGGCGGCGCGCTGCGCCATGAGCTGATCGACGGGGCCGCCGCGGCAAAGCCCGTACTTCCGCCTGCGACGCCCTCTGGCCCTGCTGTCGGTGGTGCGGCTCCCGCCAGGGCCGAGGCCGTCACCCGGCCTGTCAGGTCCGGTGTACCCGCCGGCAAGCCCGTTTCCACATCCTCTGGCGTCCCGTCCTCTGGCAAGAAGGAGTAATCCGATATGGCCACTCTCCGCACCCGCAATGGCGCGCTGCTGCTGAAGCAGGAATCGGTGCCCGGCACCTATGAGGCTCCGGATCCGGCTACCGACGGCATCCTGGTCGAGGCCCCGACGATCAACCCGACGACGCAGAATGTCGAGACGGACGAGGTTCAGGGCTCGCTCGACTCGACAGCGCCGATCGTCGGCGGTATGCAGGTTACCATCGGCGGCTCATTCTACCTGAAGGGCCCCGGCGTCCCCGGCGAATATCCGGAATGGGACCTGCTGATGCGCATCGCCGGCATGGCGGCAACGCAGACTCGTACCGATATCACCGGCGTGACCTTCTCGGTCACCGGCGCCTCGGCGGAGATCGCCGATAGCGGCGACGGGCTGGCGGCTCTGACCGTCGGCACGGTGATCCATGTTTCCGGCTTCGCCAGCGAAGCGAATAACGGGGAATTCATCGTCACGACCTCGGCGGCTGGCGCCATCGTGGTGGCGCGGCTGACCGGCGCCACGGCGATGGTGGATGAGGCTGCCGGGGGAAATGTCACTCTGCGCCGCGGCATCGCCGCGGTGGAGGCGACGGCAGGCGGCGCCGACAGCATCACGCTGCAGGCGCCCTGGGCGGATACGGCGCAGCTCTATCGCGGCATGCCGGTCGCGCTGTCGGGCAATCCGGCTTCGCCCTATGTCAGCCAGATCCTCGACTATACGGCGGGCCGGGTGGCAACGCTGGCGGATAATTTCTCGACGCCGCTCAGCGACAGCACGGTTGCCTCGATCCCGGCCAATATCCGCTATGCGCCGGCCAGCAGCTCGATCCCGGCCGCGTCCGTCGCGCTCTACATGGACGGCGTGGTCTATCGCTGCACCGGGGCCAAGGCGACCCTGTCGATCGAGCAGACCGCCGGCGGCGCCGCGCGCTGCACCTACACCATCTCGGCGCTGATGCACGAAAAGGCAGATGCGGCGGTGCCGTCCGTGGCCTATGACGGCACCCGTCCGGGCATCTGGCGGAATTCGGCCATGCTGGTGAACAGGCGCCGCGCCGCCCTGCAGACCCTCTCGGTCGATCTGGGCAATGAGGTGATCTTCCCGCCGGACCCGAACGGGCAGGAAGGCTTCGACGCGCCGATCATCACCCGCCGCCGGATGACCGGTTCGATGGACCCGAACGCTACCCTGGTCGCGACCCGGGACCTGATGACCGCCTTCCGTGACGGCACGGCGCAGCCGGTCGCGGCCCGCCTGGCTGGCGGCTCGGCCTCCCGGCCGGGCCAGCGTGTCGGCCTCGCCATCCCGTCGGCGCTCTACACCTCCTACCAGCCGGGCGACCGTCAGGGGGTGCAGACCGAGCAGACCGGCTTCTTCGCCCAGGGGCAGGATAGCGGCCTCTTCCTGCAGGTGTGGTGATGTTGCCTGTCAGTGCAAAAACGCCGGTGCGCTTCCAGGTGCTGGCGGAAGCGGTGGCGCGGGGCGAGCGTGAGCTGGAAGCGCTGCGCGCCGTCGCCTCCGGGATGGAGGAAAAGGCCGATGCCGCCGAGAACCCGGCCGCTGCCCCCTCTGGCGGTGCCGCGGATCGCAAGCGCTTCCAGAGGATGCTGGAGGAAGGCGAGGCGGAACTGGCGGCGCTGAAGGCCCGCAAGGAAGCAGAGCCGGAAGAGCCGGTCTACCTGATCGCCGCTGCCGATGCCTTCCAGCGGGCCGCCTTCCCGGCGGCGATGACCGAGCATGGCTGCCGCTGGCCGGCAGGCGGGGAGGTGGTGCGCGCCTTGCGCCGTGCCGTCGAATTCTGCGTCGAGCCGCAGCAGCAGCCGGAGCTGGCGGAAATCCTGGATGAGGCAGAGGTTCTGCCGGAGGAGCGCTGGCCGGCGGCGCTGGAGGTGCAGATCGGTGACATGACCGCGCAGCTGCGCGGTCACTTCCCCGACCTGGACGCCCTGCTGGCGGCGCGGGAGCGCTATACCCGCACCGCGCCCATCGTGGCGGCGCAGCTGTTCCTGCGGGGCTGGGAAGGGCTGGCCATCAGGTATGAGGCCCGGGCCGGCCGGGTGACGACGGCCTGCCTGTCGGCCCTACCGCCGGAGCATGTGGCGGCGATCGGCCGCAAGGCGCTGGAGCTGATGCGCGGCCTGCCGGAGGAGACGGCAAAAAACTGACAATCGTCGCCGTGGCGGCCCTGCGCCCCGGGGACTTCGGCGACGAGATGATGGACGGGGAAGGCCGGGCCGTCGATGGCAGCTGCTGGGAAATCGCCGGCTGGCGCTATCGCCGCAATCCGGTGCTGCGGCTTACCTCGGAGGACTGGGCGATGGCCAGGCTGTGGGGTCAGTATCGCGGTGGCGGGCTTGGCGGCGTGGGGCATCTGCCGGAGGCCGGCGGTACGGGCGACCAGGCGGCGATCATGCTGGACGCCTTCGCCCTGATGAGCGAGGCCGTGCGGCCTTTCGAGGAAAAGGACCGATCATGAGGCTGGGATCGGCGCTGGAAGGCAATCTGACGGAGGTGCTGGCCCGGGAGCGGGGCGATCTGGCCGACCGGTTGCGCGCGGGGGTCACCGAGGCTTCGACGGGATTGAAACAGGAGCTGCGCGGCCAGGTCACCGGTGCTGGCATGGGCGAGCGGCTGGCGCGGACCTGGCAGGACAAGATCTACCCGCCACGCCACAAGCAGACGCTGGGGCCGGCGGCGCTGGTCTATTCCAAGGCGCCGGAGATTATCCGGGCCTTCGACGAGGGGATGACGATCCGGTCGCGTGATGGCTTCTTTCTGGCGGTGCCGACTGATGCGGCGGGGCGTGGCAGCGGTGGCAAGCGGCTGACGCCTGGCGATTGGGAGCGCCGGCACGGCCAGCGGCTGCGGCTGGTGTACCGGCGGGGCGCGCCGTCGCTGCTGGTGGCGGATAATACGCGGCTGGATAACAGGGGCATCGCCCGGGCCAATGTCACCCGCGCCCGGGCCGGGGCTTACACAAGGCTGAAGGGGCGCACGACGGTGCCGATCTTCATCCTGCTGCCACAGGTGACGCTGCCGAAGGTGCTGGACGTGGCGCGGGCGGAAAAGCGGGCATTGGATATTCTGTACCGCACGGTTGCGCGGGCGGTGAATGGGGGTGTGACACCTGCTACGGAGATGGCTGATGTCAAGAGAGTTCGCTGAGGTTGGCCCACGCTTTAAATCTTAAGTTGAAGAAAAAAGTCACATTCTGCCCAGCGGCTGGTTGCCAGACAGTAGGTTACCAGGTCCACACATCAGTGAGCACGGCAGAGCCCTCAATGCCAATCAGTCTGATGCCGCTGCTCGTCAACGATGTTGAAAGGATCGTGTCGTCGATAGAATCCAAGCCGACTTCATAATCGGTGATCACGTTACTGCCGGAGCCGAAGTGGAAGCGATCTGATCCCGTTCCGCCAGTCATCGTATCGTTTCCTGAGCCCCCGATGATATAGTCGTTTCCGTTGCCGCCATTCAGGTCGTCGTTTCCCTCGGCGCCATTGATGGTGTCGTTGCCATCCAGTCCGCGAATCGTATCGTTGCCAAGGCCGCCATTGACCATATCGTCGCCAAGCGTTCCGACGAGGAAATCAGTGGCGTCCGTGCCGGTGATCGTTGCGCCTGGGGTTGGGATGTTTGTCAGAACCTCTGAGGAAAAGAGCTGGGTCGTACCTGTGACCGCGATAATGGCTCCGGCAATTTCCAGAATAACGCTGTTGCCAGATGATGTTTGAGCGGCGAGTGCCGCTTGGACTTCAATGACGCTAACGCCCTCAATGACGATTGTGTCCTGTCCAGCCTGAAAGTCCTGGATTGTTGGTCTGAGAAGGGCGTTTGGAAACTTGGGGTCGTATCCCCTGACAACGAAGACATCATTGCCTGATCCGCCTATGAGCGTGTCACGTCCCAGGCCGGAGTAAATAGTGTCATTGCCGCTGCCGCCGGAAAGATAGTCCAGCCCTTTCCCACCTCGGATTTCATCGTTTCCGAGGCCGCCATAAATCGTGTCGCCCTGATTGCCGCCATGTAGAAGTTTCGACCCGGTCGTTCCAGAGGCGGAAATATAATCCCCGCCGTCGTAGCCCCAGACCGAATCGCTGCCATGGCCGGTGGTGATCCGATTGCCGGCATTGTTGCCGCCGATCGTGTCGGTGCCGCTGCCGCCTCTCACCTCTTCCAGCGTGACCCCGAAAGCGATGCCATAATAGTTGCCCTGGCCATAGCTCAGATAGCCGCCCTCGAACAGGTCCAGTTCGAAGCCGGTTGTCATCCTTGATCCGTCGATGACGTCATAGCCACCTGCATCCCAGATGGCGCCAATATCATCCCTATCAGTAGGGCCAAGAGGATAGGTGTCGTTTCCTGCATTGGTAGACATGTTGGCGCCGTACAGATACTGCGCGACGGCGATGTCCATGACCATCGGGCTGAAGGGGTGGTTGTAGCCCCAGGTGGTTCCCGGAGTATCGTAGGACATGACGGTGAAGTAGCCGCTGTCATACTCCGCATAGCCAGCCTGAGTGAAAGTCGGCCGCCCGGAGCCGCCATTGTCGTGCGGGTGCTTCAGGCCAATGGCATGGCCGATCTCATGCAGGGCGGCATAGAAGATCAGTCCTCCAGGTTCGACCTGGCCATTGGCAAAGAAATTGAAGACCACGTCGCCAGCGATGGTCGGATAGTCCGACAGGCTCAACCCATAGCGGGACAGGAGCTGGCTGTTCGACCAATTATCTGGAAATCCAGCCATGGCCAGCGTGCCATAATCGAACAGCGTATAGTCACCGATCCAGAATGCCATGTCGGCACCAGAGTTGTAGTAAGCGCCCGATGGGTTCACTTCGACGAACGATACATCGATGATCCGGTCCCATTGATTCAGGGCCGTCCGCATCACCTCCTTGCCGTATTCCAGCCAATAATAATCTTCGGTTTCGTAGAAGGCGTAGGTGAGCGTCTTGGAGCCGTAAAAGTCCCAGCGAGACCCCTGGAGCATCGCTCCATACCATCCGCCTGGGTTGGCGACGCTGCCGCCAGACGGGACAGCGAAGGCTGAGATATCCTCATTGGCGTGGAAGCCGTTGCAGTAAGGGCATGTGGACCATTCGGACATCTGTAGCCTATGCCTAAAATCGTAGATGTATTCAGGCTACAATTTTTCAGGGGATTGGCAAGACGATCGCCATTTTTCTAGATCCTATTTAACGAAATGAACCCGAATAACCCCGCTTCGGCGGGGTTTTTTCGTGTCCGAAGGGTGTTTCATGGCCAGTCAGTCGAGGGGCGTGTCGATCCGGCTGTCGATCCGCGACAAGGAGGTCGTGGAAAAGGCGCTGAAGGAGCTGGGGACCGAGGGCCAGGTCGCGTTGCGCAAGATCGCGCGTGCGACGGAGGAGCCGACGCGCGGCCTGCTGGCGCTGAACACGGCCAGCAGTTCGGCACGGGACGGTATTGCCGGGCTGGCATCCCGGGTCGGGCCGGCTGGCACGGTGCTGGGGGCGCTGGGTCCTGCGGGGATCGCCGCCGCTGCCGGTATCGGCGCGGTCACGCTGGCTTTTGCCGGCTTCCTTCGCGCTGCGCGGGAAATGGCCGCGCTGGACGATGTGGCGCAGACGCTGGGCATCAATGTCGAGGCGCTGCAGGAGCTGCGATTCGCAGCGACCGAGAGCGGGATCGCCATCGGCACCGCCGATATGGCGCTGCAGCGCTTTATCCGTCGCTCGGCCGAAGCGGCGCGCGGCACTGGCGAGGCGCTGGGCGCGCTGAACGAGCTGGGCGTGTCGGCCCGGGACTTCAACGGTCAGATGAAGCCGGCGGAGCAGCTACTGCGCGAGGTCGCGGACGCGCTGCAGCGTGTACCGACCGAGGCCGACCGGGTGCGCATCGCCTTCAAGCTGTTCGATTCTGAAGGCGTGGCGATGCTGCGCATGCTGAAGGACGGGTCGGACGGCCTGGACCGCTTTGCGCAGGATGCCCGTGACCTCGGCCTGGTGATCGACAGCGAGATGGTGGCGAAGGCCGCCGAGGCCGAGAACAAGCTGGGCACGCTGGCGCAGGTGATGGACACCAAGCTGAAGGTGGCCCTTCTGGAGCTGACACCGCTCATCGACGGGGTCGCGACCAGGCTGCTGTCGGCAGCCAGGGAGGCCCGCTATCTGTGGGACGCCTTCGAGCCGCCGGAAGAGCATTCGCTGGTCACCGTCGAGAGCAACCTCGCCGAGCTGCAGGAACGGGCGACACGGCTGCGTCAGGCCATCGGCAGCCAGGAGCATGCCGGCGGCGGTCTGTTCGACCAGCTGTTCGGCGATCCGGACGCGCTGGTCCGGATGCGCGACGAGCTGGAGAAGGTCGAGCGCGCGATCCGGGGGCTGGAAGCGCGCCGTGCCTATCTGCAGGGGCCGCCCGATGGCGCGCCGGCACCGGCGCCAGCACAGATCGAGCCGACGATCAAGGCGGTCGAGGATCTGTCGCGGGCGATCGCCGCGCTGGAGGAGCGGTATCTTGCGGCCAGCCAGGGCAGCCTGGCACAGGTCGCAGCGCTGGACCGTGAGGAAAAGGCGCTGAAGATCGCCGGGCAGGCGGCGAAGGCGCATGCCGCCCAGCTCGGCCTGACCGGCCTCAGCCAGGAGGAGTTGCGCGCGCTGGTGGAGCGCTATCTGCCGCAGGCGCGCCAGCAGGTGGAGCTGGAAGGGCAGATCGCGGCGGCGCTGAACCGGCGCAAGCTGGCGACCGAGGCCTCGACCGCCGCGGCCGTCGAGGAAGAGAAGGCACGGGCCGAGGCCTCGAAGCGGGCGCTGGCGCTTATCAAGGAACGCGACGATCTCGTCAAATCGACGACGCGTGAGATCGGCGAGACCCGCACCCTGACGG